GTGAGGGGGAGCAGGGGGAGAGGGGAATGGGCGGTATGTGAGCCCCTCTTCCCCGCTTGAATACTACAGGAAGGATTAAACTATGCGAACGTTTTACAAAGAACAACTACATAAAAGCGGAAACTTTGCAGACGTGCAAATTTTTCCTGTATATCGAAAAACGAAAACGAGAAGTAAAAAGAGCAAGCCGAGCAGTGAAACACAGAAGAAACTAAATGACAGAAATGCTGCCATGCGACTTACACGCCTTCTTCACAGAAACTTCTGCAAGAATGATATCGTGATACACCTTACATACCGTGATGAAGATATGCCGACGGCGGAAGAGAGCAAGAGGCTTGTTCAGAATTATATCCGCCGAATCAAAAGGTTATACAAAAAAAGCGGAATTGAACTGAAGTACGTCTGGCTTACGGAACAGGGAAAGAAAAGCGGACGAGTGCATCATCATATGGTGTTGCCGGGCGGAGTGGACAGAACGGTGCTTGAGGAAACGTGGGGAAAGGGCTATGCAAACAGTAAGGCGTTGCAGTTTACCAAAGACGGACTTGCGGGACTCTCATACTATATGACGAAGCAACAGTACGATTATCGTCACTACAATGCAAGCAGAAATCTGTATCAGCCCGAAGTGCTTGAAAACGAATACAGGATAAGCGGTAAGACGGCGGGCGTTATTGCTGAAATGAGTATTGATGCCAAAATCAAGCTTAAAAAGTTATATCCCGAATACGTTGTTGCAAGTGTGGAAGCAAATCCGACGGATACGTTCGGTACATACGTGAGTATACGCCTGGTTAAGATAGAGGCAATATTGCAAGGGGAAATTGAGGTAAGTAAAGAGGAACTGAGGGAGATAAAACGGGAATATGTGCAAAGATGTTGAAAGACTGATAAACTCAACTGACGATCGGCTTCTTAAGATTATTTTGACGGAGCGATACGTTAACTGTCGGAAATGGAAAGAGATAGCTGACTTAATCGGCGGTGGCAACTCTGAAGAAAACGTAAAGAAAATGGCATACCGCCATATAGAAAAAATAAATAAAAGACGTCGGTAAACTGTAAATCGGCAGTTCGGCGTCCATATCGTGCGCGCACGTGTGAAAAACAGACCTCCTGAAAAGAAGGTCTTAAAGTCATCTTCGGAACGGGAAACCGTTCTTTTTTTTGCCTCAAATTTCGGGACAAATTTTAAGGTTTTGAAAAGATGTCCCGAAAATAAGTATTGACACAGATTAAAATAGTCTCGGAAGGACGGAATGAATTTTAATTGCCTGAATGTAACTTGCAAGGACGAGAAGGGAGTTGACGGACACGGCAAAAAAACAAAAAAAGACCAAGAGGCCGCTCACCGAAAATACCCGTAAAGGCAAGTATCAGATATGGCTTGAGGCAGATAAACTGTTACTCCTTGAGGCGTGGGCCAGAGACGGATTTACCGATGAAGAGATAGCGGGAAAAATGGAGATTGCTTATTCTACTCTGCGAGAGTGGAAAAAGAAGTATCCGCAGTTTGCCGTAGCACTGAAAAAGGGTAAAGAGGTTGCTGACGTTGAAATCGAAAATTCTCTTTTCAAAAGAGCGAAGGGATATACGGTTAAAGTAAAAAAGACATTCAAAGTTAAACGCAGTGAGTATGACATAGAGACGGGTAAAAAGACGGCTGATTTTGAAGAGCTTGTTGAGGGGGAAGACGAGGTACACGTTCCTGCAGACACAACGGCGATAATGTTCTGGCTGAGAAACAGAAAACCTGATACGTGGCGTAACAAACCGCCTGAGTTTGACGAAATAGAGGATATGAGTGAGATAGAAAGTGAGATTTTCGGAGAGAAAAAAGAGAAAAACACTTAATTATCATTTTACGGATAAACACATTGATTACATACGGCGTACGAAAGGGTGCGCTTACAATATAGCCGAGGGCTCTATAAGGTCGGGAAAGACAACCGACAACGTGCTTGCTTTTTCACAGGATATTAAAGAGGCGAGAGATAAGATTTTTCTTGCGACCGCATCGACACAGCCTACGGCAAAACTTATCATCGGAGATTGCGACGGCTTCGGGCTTGAGCATATATTCAGAGGGCAGTGCCGTTGGGGAAAGTATAAAGGCAACGAATGTCTGATTATCAAAGGGCCTGCGACACGTGGCAGAGAAAAGATAGTTCTTTTCTGCGGTGGTGCAAAGGCTGACAGTTATAAGAAGTTCAGAGGTTTTACAATCGGTGCATGGATAGCGACAGAGATTAACCTGCACCACGAAAATACAATCCAGGAAGGACTTAAACGACAGATTAAAGCTGACCGAAAGAAACTATACTGGGATTTAAACCCCGACAATCCCGGTCAGCAGATCTACACGGAATATATTGACAAGTGGGCCACTCTTGCGAGTGAAGGGAAGCTTCGTGGCGGTTTCAACTACCAGGCGTTTAATATATTTGACAACATCAACATTCCGAAGAAAAACCTTGATGAGATCCTCAGCAGATATGAAGAAGGCACGGTTTGGTACATCAGGGACATTCTCGGTAAAAGGTGCGCAGCTGAAGGGCTTATATACCGTCAGTTTGCAAATGATTCATCAAAATGGATTATTGACAAAGTGTCTGATGAAGACAGAAAAGAGATTGCGTATATCAGTATAGGCATAGACTACGGCGGAAACCGTTCTCTTACGGCGTTTTCTGCGGTCGCAATACTGAGAGGATATAAAAAAGTTATAGCACTTGCCGATCATCATATTGCAGGGCAAAAAGGTGAAATTGACAGTGACAGAGTCAATGCTGAATTTGTATCTTTTGTAAAGAGGCTTAAAGAAAAGTATCCGAATGTCGATATAAGATACGGGTTCGGGGATAACGAGGCACAGTATCTCAACAACGGACTGAGGAAGGCTTGCCGTGCTGCAGGTCTTAACATAACGATAAGGGACTGTGTCAAGACGGACGTAAGCCAAAGGATTATATGCACGAATACGCTGCTTAACACAGGCAGACTTCTTATATGCAAAGACTGTTCTCTTCTGATAGGCGGTCTTAAAAATGCGGTGTGGGACTCGACGGCTAAAGTAGATACGAGGCTTGATAACTTTTCAAGCGACATTGATATTCTTGATGCTTTTGAGTATGCGTGGTGTGCTGAAATTGCAAGGTTAATACCGCAGTATGATATGTCGGTTAAAGAGGCGCCGAAGTACAATTTTGAAGTTGAGAAACCGAAGGCAAACGGAGTTCTCGGAAAGGTTAAGGTTTACTAATGTTTACTAAAATAAAAAACGAGGATTTTAAGGACAAAGACGTATCGAGTATAACAGCGAATCCGCTTTTAGGTGATGCAACGATAAATAAAGCGTTGTTTGATAGAGCTGCTAAAGAAGTGTTGATGCCTGCTATCAATAGACTTATTGATGAGCTCTTGGATACAAATGCGCCTAAGCACATCGGTGCAGAAGGCGGTACGCTTGAAGAATTGCTCAATGGATTGAAGAAGAGCTTATCAGACGTGCCGGGCACGATAGATGAAAAGGTTGCAACGGCGATAGCGCAGGTAGTTGCAGATGCACCTGCGTCACTTGATACGCTTAAAGAGTTGTCGGACTGGATAAATACCCATGCTGAAAGCGCAGCTAAAATGAACAGTGCCATTGAGGACAACAGGAAGGCTTTGGAAGACATAGTCAACAAGAAGAACGGAATGGGACTGTCGGAAAACAATTATTCGGACGAGGAAAAAGAAAAAGTTTCTGAAGCTTATGAACATTCGCGAGAGAACCATGCGCCGTCAAACGCAGAAAAAAATGCTATTATTTCGATTAAAAGAAACGGCACAGCACTTACACCCGACGCTAATCGTGAGGTTGATATTAAGGTGCCTACTAAGACATCTGAGTTAACTAATGATAGTGAATTCATACAGCCCGGTGATAATACTCGCTTAAATACTTTGCAAGTAGATAACGAGTTACTAATAGGAGGACATTCCCTAAGCGATGACGGTTTTGGTGTCTTCTGCGTGAGTGGTGATGTTGAGGATAGTTATCTTGGCCTTGATTTTGGTGCAATTATTTTTAATGGACGTATCGGTGCAAAGACAAACAGCGACGATGACGACAATTCAATATTAGAGCTCTATGATGACTGGAACGCAACAGATTATATTACATTGCGTGGTGTAGGCACTCCTGTTGCAGATAACGATGCCGCAAACAAAGAATACGTTGACAATATCAGGAAATGGAAATTCATCAAGAATGACACGTTAACTGAAGGCGTAGCCAGTATAACAGTTAATTTCGATGATGAGTACAAAGAACTGTACGTGAGAATGGTTGTCCCGACAATGATTTCTGATGAGATGCCTACCGTATCAGCAGGAAAGGTAACTGTGTACGCAAACAAGTATGCGACTGAGAATTGCGTCTTAAAGGAGAATTCGACATTATTCACGGATACAACAGGAGAGTCATTGAATCTTAATTATCACGTGCGAATGGTTAATAAGCATTGCAACGTTCAAAGGCAACATTCTTACGGTAACCGACAGGCTAATGCAAGTGCTGCGACAAACAATACATTTTCAGGATACACGGATATGGGACAAGAATATCTTGAATCATTGGTATTTGTCTTTAGTCCGACACCACGAGTGTTCCCTGCGGGAACGACCTTTGAGATTTGGGGGGTAAAGGCATAATGAAAAAATATATCAACGGTGAGTATATTGATATGACAGAGGAAGAAATCTCTAATCTTCCAAAGTTTGATGAAGAAACAACAGAACCGACAGTCCTTGAAAGAATTGAAGCAATGGAGGCGGTTCTTTTAGAGGGGGTGCTTTTAAGTGATTAAATTTCTTGTGATACAAATTAGGCTCGGAAGAATCACGCTTGAAGAAGTTCCCGAAAAGTACAGAGCAGAAGTGGAAAAGCTGCTGACGGGAGGTGTTACGGTGTGACGGTAGGAAACATAATAACAATCCTGAGTGTTTTTGCAACGCTTATTACGGTGATGACACCGATACTTAAACTCAACACGTCGATTACAAAGCTCAACTGCACGATCGACAATCTGAGTGCATCAGTCGGAAGAAGTGACGACAGGCTTGACTCACATTCACAGAAACTTGATGACCACGAAAAAAGAATTTCACATCTGGAGGGACATTAAAATGAAAGAAAAATTTACAAAGCTTATAAACGTAAAATCAATAGTTACGATTCTTTTGACACTTGTGTTTGTGTTCCTTGCGGTCAGAGGGGATATATCGCAGGAAGTGATGACGATATATACAACCGTGATTGCTTTCTACTTTGGAACACAGTATGAAAAGAGGGAGAAGGACGATGTATCCCGTTAAAAATCACAAAATCACCTGCAAATACGGCGTCAAAGGTGATTGGAAGTGCGGTTACCACTGCGGTGTCGACCTTATCCCCACCGATAAAGACTACAACATCTATTCCCCCGTACCTGCAAAGGTGCAGACGGTGGGTAAAAATCACGCCTCATATGGAAACTATATTGTGTTAAAGCATACGGACGGATATTTTTCAAGGTATGCTCACCTTGACAGCGTTGCTGTAAAGAAGGGACAGGCTGTATTAGAGGGAACGGTGCTCGGTGTAATGGGTAACACGGGCAATTCATCGGGCAGGCATTTGCATTTTGAGGTGCATAAGGGTAGTTTGATGAAATATCCCGCAAATACAGACCCGACAGAGTATTTAAGCGGTGCTCTTTACAGCTATGTTGACAAAATACATACGGTTAAGATACCGATATCACGCTTTAAAATTGAAGTGTGGGACAAGAAAAAGAAGACTTCTAAAATCAAAAACTATGCAAACGGCGGTTTCTTTGCCGACGGTTACAGAGAAAACAAAAAAGATTTCGTTCTGCCGGTCGGACATCTGATTGCCGACTGCACATACATAACGGAACTGAATTACAAATATCTGCAGGAACGAGGCAGAATAAAAGGCAACAAGGTATACGTTGATGCGTCAAAGTGTCCGAACGGTGCAGTATCTCCCGAAAACAAGGCTTTTGGCGGTAAAATGATATCTACACTTGTAGTTGTTGACGGGGATGCAGGTATCGTAAAAGCGAAAAACATAAATGAGTTTTTGAGTGCTGACTATGCTGTAAGTGGCGTACCTGTTATAGCAAACGGAAAAGACGTGTCTTACACAAAAGACGTACTTCCGCAAGGTTGGACTTCGGGAAGCCTGTATAATACAAAGCATATACTTGTCGGAATTAAAGGTGACGGGTATATCTACCTTATGGGGATACAAACAAGAACAAAAAATTGTATACAGTCGAGCGAGGTTTATAATCTGCTCAAAGGTCAAGGATTTACAGACGTGATAAAGTTAGACGGTGGAGGTAGCACGGTTCTTGACTTTGAAGGCAAAAACAAATTTGTGGCAAGTGGCAACAGACAAATTCATAACGTGATTTGTTGGTAAAAATATCGCAGCGAGAGCGGAAAAATGCAGAAAGGTAAAAATATGGAAAACTTTAACTCAGTAAACGATGAGCAGGGTGCAGTCGTGGGCACTACCAACACAGCGGATGATGTAAGCGTAGCTGCGGAAGGTGTGACTGAAGGTCAGTCAGGTACTTCTGCAGAGGAAGTCGCAACTCCTCATCAGAATGCAGAAACAAATGCGGCTTTCGCACAGATGAGACGAAGTATGGAGCAGGCTCAGCGTGAACGTGACGAGGTAAGCAGAAGAATGGCTGACCTTGAACGTGGTCTTGCCGGAGCAGGCTACAAAGGAACTGCGGAAAACATTATTGAACAGCTTGAAGCTGAAAATCTCGGTTTAACGGTTGAACAGCTGAGAACCAAGAAGCAGGGACAGAGTGAAGCGGTAAAAGCGTCTCCCGAATACAAACGTCTTGAGGAAGAAGTGAAGAATTTCAGACAGAAAGAGGCACAGGCACTTTTTGAAAAAGACCTTGCTGCCATTAAAGCACTTAATCCCAACGAAAACGCCGCAGACATCAGCGAACTCGGCGAGAAGTATTTCAAACTGAGAGCCGCCGGCATTGATAATCTTACCGCTTATAAAGCGATTGCTGACAGCAGGCCTACGTCAGCCCCCGCAGATATAGGAAAGGTAAGTTCAAGCGGCAACGAAAAAAGCAACTATTACACAAACGAAGAGCTTGACAATCTTACACCGTCACAGCTCGACAATCCGAGCGTACTTAAAAAAGCGTTACGCTCAATGAAACATCTTAAATAACGAAAGGAAAAAAGAAAATGGCATACGAACATTTTAAACCGACCATATGGTCAAAGTATATTCAGCACGAACTCAAGAAGTTCACAGTATTTGAAAAGGACTGTAATTATCAGTTCAAGGGCGAAGTTGGCAAGGGAAAGACGGTTAAGATTCTCGGTGTATCCACTCCGGCAATAGGAGATTACAACATCGAAACAGGCATAGGAAAAGCCAGCACGGTAGCTGATTCTTCACAGCTTCTTGTTATCGACCAGGCAAAATACTTCAACTTTATGGTTGATGACGTTGACGAGGCACAGTCACAGGACGGCCTTATGGAAGCACTTATGGAAGAGGCTACAAGAGCAATGGCAGAGTGCAGAGATACGTTCATTGCAAACGTGGCAGCAGGTCAGGTAGCTGACTCGGGCACACTTGCAGAAGGTATGGTATCTGAATCGACTGCTATTACTACCGCAAGTGCGGCAACTGCGGCAAGAACGGCAAAGGCTGCAATAGACAAAGCTCTTCAGAAACTCTGGGAAAACGGCGTTTCACAGAAGGACGACGTTACGATTTACCTTAATCCTGCTGTATATCTTCTCTTCCAGGAATATATCACCGAAACAAAGACTGACAATGACAAGGCTATTGCTTCGGGTATTCTCGGCAATTACTCAGGTGCAAAGGTGAAGATGAGCAACAACTTCTATAACGACGGTACAGATGATTATATGTTTGTGAAGACATCAAAGGCTATTGCTTTCTGCAGTGGTATAGATGAGGTTGAAGCATACAGACCTGAAGAGTACTTCTCTGATGCAATCAAGGGACTTAATACCTACGGTGCAAGAATCGTAAGACCGAAGGAACTTTACGTAATAAAGGCTCACTAATATAGTCGGGTAAAGAGGAAAAGGGACGGGGATATAACCGTCCCTTTTTAAGAAAGGAACGATGTATATGAAACTTGGAGAAGCAAAGGAAGCGGTATATAAACTGCTTGATGAGTATTCGGCAAACGGAGAAATGATGCTTGATGAAGATATTGTTCTTCGTATGAATACTCTTTTTGATATAGCACAGAAGAATATGGCGGCATTATGCCCCATAAGAAAATTGACAGAAAAGACAGATTTCTGCGAAACAGACGGAAAGATTGTTAAAGTGCTCGGAGTATATAAGACAAACGGAGACCGAGTGGAAGTTAAAAAAATCGGGAACAGGTATACGTTTGACGGAACGGCGCTTGTTGACGTGCTGACTATGCCTGAAGACATCACTAAAGACACCCCCGATACTTATGAATTTGAAATTAAAGAGGCGTTCGCAGCTGCGATGCCGTTTTGGGTTGCTGCCCAGATAAATGTAACAGATCTTGTTGTAGGTGCAAACGGACTGCTTGCCGCTTATGACAGAACAGTACAAATGGCAATGTCATCAACGTCACCGTATACGGGAACTGCGGAGGTAGTATGAGTTCGATATCAAGAAGAAAGTACAGCGTAACAAGAGGCGCAGACTTCTCGAATGATGAATCTATGGTTGATTATGAGAGAGCACCAATATGTGAAAATATCATTCCCGACGGTGCGGGATATCCCGAAAAGAGACCGGGGTGGAGAGTGGAAAATGAGTACGAAGGTAAAATCTACGGTCTGCACAAGTATACCTTCGGCGGTGTTACGAAGATGCTCGTGCACGAGGGTACGAGGCTGTGGTGTGACGATGAGCTTCTTTGTGAGGATATGGCAGAGAGTATAAGCCGTTCTTATCAGAATGAGAATGACCTTATTATCCTTGACGGTGAGAATTACAGGGTATTTAAGGATAATACGGGTGTAGTTTACGGTGTACCGTGGCTTGAACAGAAAGAAAATAAAGCTATTCTCGATTATCACGGGACACAAAAGGTCAATCTTGTTGAGAGGATATTTATAGGGGATGAGACGTATTCGGTTATAAATATGGAAGAGGCTGAGTTTGACACGACTGCTGAAAATTATACGGCATATGAAAACCCCGCAAATATGTCAGAGTTTGAAATGGACAGCAGAGGCTATTATGTTTTCATTGTTGACGGGGAGAGATATCTTTTTTACAACGACAAGCAGGAAAATACTACAACGATTGAGGAAGGTGTGCCGTATTTTGAAAGAGACGGTCGTTTCTTAAGAGTGGTGGGCATGGCACCAGCATATTATGTTACCAGTATAGATATGGTTTGTTCTCCAAGTAACCCTAAGCCTGTTGGCACAATAACTAAATGTTCCTGTACGGAACGTTTGGAAATGACCAGTTCGGGCTTTTACAGCTTTAGAATAAACTATGCTGGAGGCATCATCCTTTCAGCTTCAACGGACAAATATATTTTTTACAATGCACCGAAAAAAACAAGGTGGAAAATTGCAAAAGCCGGCGAAGCGGATGGTCTTGGATTTGTTGAATCGGGAGATACTTGTCTGATAAGCGGTATGCATATTCCGACAACTACGATATCGAACAGCTGCATGACCTCTGAATTTCTCGATTACGATAATGCTGTGGCGGCAGTCGCTAACGGGGTAGCATATGAAAAGGCGAATAAGCTGACGAGATACAGACGTATGACGGCACTCGGAAGTGGAAGTACGGTAACAGATGCACAGGGAAAAAACTGGAGTGGCGGACGGTATATGCTTGACGGAACGGTGGCAGATTCTTGCTTAGGTGAAAAAATTTACCGCAGAGTTTCGGGTACTTCACCGGAACTTCTGGGCAGACACGTTCATGATATGCGTATATTTGTAAACGGCAAAAAATATGACAACGTGCTTAGTGTGGGCACAGACGGACTGACCTCCAATCATGCTTATATGAGGGATGCGGGATATGAGTGGGTTGTAGTTAGGTATGCTCTTATCGGAGGTAAAAAAACATCCTCACATCTCGTGTATATAGGCGATGATTCGATTCTGCCGAAGGTAACGGGCAGGGACAATATAGAAATATATTACGTTGCCGAGGCTGATGAGGACAACGATATTGCAAAATGCACGGTCATTTCCGAGTATGACAACGCTCTGTTCGTGACGGGAAACCCCGACAAGCCTAATTTTGACTGGCACAGTTACGTCGAAAACCCGTATTATTTCCCTGATTTGAATTATCAGAAATTCGGGGACAATACCGCTGTGCTCGGCTACGTCAACACGGGTGAATATCAGGCGATTGTCAAGGCTGACGGTGCGGCAGGCGGCAGCATTTACATAAGAAGCGTTGACGAGTTTAACGGTGAACGCGCATATCCCGTAAAACAGATGGCTTCGGGTGTCGGCGGTGTGAGTAAGGACGGTTTCTGCTCACTCATCGGGGATGACCTTATGCTCACAAAGCAGGGCATTTTTGCATTTACAAACATAGATATGACGGGGGAGAAAACGCTCTCAAATCGAAGCTGGTACGTTGACGGAAAGCTGAGTAAGGAAAATCTGCAGAATGCAAATATGTTCGTATGGCAGGGCAAGTGCTTCTGTGCGGTAGAGGACAGAATTTACATACTAAATGCCGAAAGCTCAATGTCACGTAATTATAAAAACAACGTGCTCTACGACTGCTACTTCTGGACGGGCATACCGATTGAAAGGGTGCTCGTTGTAAATGATGAACTGTATTTCTCGAACGGAAGTAAGCTGTGCAAGTTAAATACGGACGTTGAAGGTATGGAAAAATACAACGATGACGGTGCACCGATTGTTGCACGCTGGGGAACGAAGCTTGACGATGACGAGGATATAACGCGATACAAGACGATGATTAAGCGGGGCAATACCGTAACGGTGAAGCCTTTCACCCGTTCTTCTGCTACGGTCTATCTGAGAACGGAAAAGGACAACGGCAAGAAGGTTAAAGAGGGGATTGCAGATATCTTTGACTGGGAGAATATAGACTTCTCACGTATCAGCTTTGACGGTACCGATACGCTTCGTGAAATCATTGTTAATACAAAGGTGAAAAAATATAAGCGTTTACAGTTTGTTGTTGAAAATGCCGTAGTAAACGAAGGCTTCGGAATTACGGAGATAAACAAACACTACGTATACGGAAACTTTATTAAGAGGTGATTTTATGATTTATATAACTGCAATACTCAGCGGTGCTTTAATTGTGATAGCATACAGAATCGGTTTATCTGACGGGATGAAAATATCCTCGGAGAAGAGCCTGAAGGTATTTAAAATGCCGCATAAAGATACGAGACATATCGCAGACGAATCAACGTACAACACGATTATGGCAAACATCGAAAACTACGACGGGACAAGCAAGGGGCAGAAGGAGATTAAGAAATGATAAAAGATTCAATGGCGTGGGAGTTATACGAGAGTGTTAAAGAGCAACACTCTCTTACCGGAATGTTTGATATGGCAGACCGTTGCCATGCTTTCTATTCCGGTGACCAGTGGCGAGGCTGTGAAACGGGTGATGAGAAAATGCCTGTTTTAAACATCATAAAGCCTATCGTCGACCACAAGGTAGCAACGGTGGCACAGAACAAGCTTACAATCACGCTTAATCCTCTGAATTACGGTGCGGATTATGAAAGTGCAATACGTATCTGCGACAAGCTCACGTCTCATATGGCGAATATGTGGGAGCAAAACAAAATGGACCGTCATCTCTGGGTGGCTGCTAAAGAGGCGGCCATAACGGGCGACAGTTACGTTTTCTTCTATGACGGTAAAGGGGATGCGCAGATTCTTGATAAGACGTGTGTTTATCTTTCCGACGAGCAGAACAGCAGTATACAGGAACAGAAATTTATTATAATCCGTGAGAGAAAATTTGTTGAAGACGTAAAAGAAGAAGCACGCAAAAACGGCATAGCGGAAAATGAAATAATCGGCATAACGGGCGATTCGGATACCAAAGAAGAACTCGGTGATGAGGCCGATAAGGAAGTAAAAAGTGCTCTGTCTGAAAAACTGACGTGCGTTCTTATGCTGTGGAAGGATGAAAAAGGAACGGTACATATATGCAGAGCGTGTAAAAACTGTGTATATTCGCCTGACAGAGCAATAGAGGGACTGACACTTTATCCGATTGCATCACTTCTCTGGAGTGAGAAAAAAGGCAGTGCAAGAGGTCTCGGAGTTGTTGAGCCTCTTATAGCAAATCAGATAGAGATAAACAAGCAGAATGCACGCATGATAATGGCGGCGAAAAGATACTCTTTCCCGCATATTGCATACAGAAGCGGTTCAGTTCTTAATCCTGCACAGCTTGAAAACGTCGGAAGCACGATAGAGGTTGATGACGTAAGCGTTCAGCGTCTAAGTGATATGGTGACTTATCTTCAGCCTGCACCGATGTCGGGAGACGTTTTCAATTTATGGCAGAATTTATATCAGCTGACAAAGGACCTTGCCGGCGGTTCTGATGCGGCACTCGGTCAGATAGATCCGTCTACTGCATCGGGTACGGCGATTATTGCGGTAAAGTCGCAGGCGGCGCTTCCGCTTAATGACCAGATGTCTGCTTTTAAGCAGTTTGTTGAGGATATTGCGGCAATATGGTGGGATTTGTGGATGGTTTACAACCCTAACGGTATGGAAATTGTCGTGGGTGAAAACGTAGAAATTGTTCCTAACGAAACTCTTAAAGCTTTGAAAATCAGCACGAGAATAGACGTGTCTCCCGACAGCCCGTTTGACAGATATGCTCAGGAACAGAGTGTTGAAAGAGCACTTGCAAGCGGATTTATAAGCTTTGAAGAATACGTTGAGGCACTTGACGGAAACTCGACTGCACCGAAGAACAGATTTGAAGATATTCTTGCAACAAGACGTGCAAAGCAGGAAGAACAGGCAATGATGAGTCAGATGCAGGGCGTGATGCCCGGTGCACCGCAGGGTGCAGAAAATAATCAGAATATGGCAGCGTTAGCAGCTGCTATGCAGGGAGGTAATGTATAAATGGGAATTTATAAGGTTCAGGATGACGGATGGGCACCGAAAGGTCTTGCAGTAGGCGACCTTGTTGTAACGGGAGCAGGCACGTATCAGATTGACGGTGTGAGAAGTGACGGAAGTTATTCTTCTCATATCTATAACAAAGGTCAGACAACGGCAAGTTACACCGGCAGATACGACGATCCGAACGACAAGAAAACTACACAGATTTACGGTAAAAATCTTTACAGAAATCTTGAGAGAATCGAAAACAACAAGAATGATACGCTTAATATGCTCGATTCTCAGAAGGATGAACTGAACAAGGGCTATGATACGAATGCACAGCATATATATGCCAACTATATGATGAACAATAAAAATCTGAATGAACAGCTGATACGAGCAGGCTTGTCCGACAGCGGTATGACCGAAAGCTCACAGATTGCATCAAATGCTGCATACGGTGCCAACCTCACGGAGAATGAAACAAGTCGCAATATGGCGTTGAAGCAGATAGACGATGCGAAGCTTCAAGTTGAAAGAGATGCTGCCGATGCAGAGGCGGAGGCATACAGCAATTATGATAATTCGATGCTTGCTTTCAATCAGCAGAAGGATGCAGAGTGGAAACAGGACAAGGCAAACAATAAAGTTGAAATGCAGACAAAACTCGGCAATTCGATAGGTACAGGCTACGTGCCGACGGATGAGGAGCTTGCCACTGCCGGCTGGACGAGAGAATATTACGACAGCCTCAATGAAACTGCAATTTACAACAACACTTCCGGAGATATGAGAAATCAGCTTGCTGCTGTTGCAGGTACAGGCTATGTGCCGACGGATGAAGAACTTGCAAAAGCAGGCTGGGAAAGAAGTTACTGGGATTCACTCAATAAGGCGGCAACACCGCAGGTGAGAACGACATCATCAGGCGGTGGAAATCCTGGTAAAACAAGTTATACATACGGTGCAATGTTAAGTGAGATTCAAAACAGTTCTGATCCTATGGGAACATATAAACAGCTTCTTCCGTATATGAGTAAGACGGAACAGGAAAGTTTATTATCTGAGGCAGAGAGTATAGAAGCGACAATTAAAGAAAGAGAAGGAGAACCTAAAACATTCACCAACAGAAATGAAGTGGATGCGGAAGCAAAGCGGATGTTCGGTGGGGCAGTAAATATGTACAATGTTTACGTGGAGTGCGCGAATGCACTTGAAAGCGGTGCGACGGACAAGGAAATAAGAGAAATGTTGGATAGCGCAACAAATAGAGATCGGAGCCCGATAAATGATGTAGAACGCAAAGCAATAGAAGCAATGCTTGAAATGCTGAGGTGATAAAATGACAGTACAGGAACTTGCAACTATGAGTACGGGACGATTTTCCTCCAAAAAGAATACAAGCAATACGAAACCGGTTACAGTAGAAGAACTGGCGAGCAAGTCAACGGGAAGATTTAGCCCATACAAAACCTTTGATTTCAACGGGTATTTGAACAAAGTAACGTCTTTTGATACCAACCTGACGAATTATTACAATCAGAACGGGACAAAGTATAACTTTGATTTTGACCGTTTTGATATTGATGCAATGAAAAAAGAAACACAGACTGCAATAGGCTTTGTTAATTACAACAAAGCCAACCTGCAGAATGCTGATGAGCTTCTTGACTATCTTAACAACGTTAACACCTATCTGAACAGCTGGGGAAAAAGCTTCGGAGAAATGAAGACTGCACGTGCAGACTACAAGGATGAGACGGCGTGGAATACGGCGGTAAGAACGGGAACACTGTCCGAGATGTCATCTGCTGATCTTCAGACGGAACTTGATAAGGTTAAGAAGGACAGAGAGAATTACAAGTACGTTGATACGGTATATAAGATGCTGACGGGTGCTCCCGGACAGGCAGTTTCAAAAGAGGCGTTTCTTGAAAATGCAAACAAGGTTAAAGAAATTTACGGTGTCGACGTAACGGGTGCAGTAGATCTTATCGGAGATTACCGTTTGAATCCTGCCTCATACCGTTCGGGTAAAGGGGTAGAAGTATATGTCGAACTTTCAAAGCAGAAAGCAGCATATACTACAACTATTGATAAACTGAAAAAGGATATCCATTCAAAATACAATTACGGTGATATAAGAAGCCTTGATAAAATCATCGGTGAGGATATGGTGACTGTGTCGGAGTATCTTGATTCTGCAAAGAAGAAAGAGAGTGAAGCAGCAACCGATGCACAGTATCAGGGTGTTGATGCATTAAATAACGGTGTGGACGGTGTGCTGACACAGTGGAATCCGAACAGCTTCGACAGTTACGAGGCAAGTAACAAGAATGCTGACGGTACCTATAAGACGGATGAACTGTACTCCTCGTGGAGAAGACAGGCGAAGTCTTCGCAGGACGTTCAGCGTGGTATTGATGCCATAAATAAGGAAATAGACGTACTGCAATACGGGGACAGAATACTGAATCTTCATTCCTGGCTCAGCGGAGAAAGGAATTATCAGGATATTTTCTGGCTGACACCGGAAGGCACACAGGATTATGACGAACTTGCTTTGTGGCTCAAGAACACTACAGGGGTAGATATTACCGGAATAGATCCTACAAAAAACTGGTACGGCAAAGATAAAGAAAAGTTTGATGCCCTTGCTTCTCAGCTTGAACCGTATATTGCACAGTACATCGGAGCAGATTCCGATATAGAGGATATATCAGAACTCAACAACGACAGAAGAGCTCGTATGATGAATCTCTCGGAAACAAAATCCTTGATGATTACTGACAAGAACAAGTTTGAGTTACAGGAAGAAATAAAAAGCATAATGACTTTGCCTGATTTTGCTGATAATTCGAAGGCAGACACTGCGGTAACGGATAAAGTGTATCAGATGATAGCAGACGAGCATACGCTTGTTGCGGACGATGAATATACCGATGAGATGAGAAAAGAAAACACGGTTGTCATAAAACGTCCCGACGGAGGAACAAATGAAATACATACAAAACCGAAATATCTGTTGGGAACGTCAAAGGACGAAAACAAGTATTATGTTATGACTGCTGAAGAAGAATCTGTATATTTTTATTTATACAAGCAGGATAAAAAGAAGGCAGAGGAGTATCTTGAAAAGTTAACTCCTCTCTTGAATGAACGAGTAAATAAGAAACTACAGGAATACAATAAAAGATATGCTGACGAGCATCCCGTTAAAGGTACTTTAGAAACGTGGTGGGATGTTATCCCGAATGATATTAAGGCAATGGTGGGTAATCTCAACGATTTTAACAAAATTGCCAAGGGTGAGGGTATCGACGTTAACGACAAGTACAAGAGGGGAAATATCTCTACTCAGACGATAAGAAGTGTCGTTGCATCGAATCAGAACTACATAGGCAGGGTGTTCTATAACGGTCTTACGTCGGGTGTTGACAACGGTATCAGAATGGTGTTTGCCGCTTCTGTCGGTTCTGTATGCGGTCTTGAGGGTGCAGCACTTACTAAGTTTGTTTCTGCTGCATCATCTGTAATGATGGGTGCAAGTGTTACACAGAGTGCCATAATCGAAGGTATCGAAAAGGGATATACCGACGTTGAAGCCTTCCTTTACGGTGTGGCAAAGGGCGGTATCGAGTCTCTTACCGAAAAGTACAGTATAGATGCAATACTCAAGGGCGGTTCTACGATAGCAAAGACACTTGCAAAGTCATTCGTTGCAGAAGGAAGCGAAGAAGTTGCTTCCAATATTGCGGGCAGAATGCTTGACCTTATTGTTGACGGGGACCAGGCAGAACTCAGACGGCGTATGGATGAGCTTGTTAAAGCGGGATATTCCGAGGCTGAAGCCTTTTCGATGATTGCAAGTGAACTTATAGCTGAGGACGTTGAAAGTTTCATTACGGGCGGTTTGTCGGGTCTGTTTATGGGTGGTGCAGGTACTACGATAAATTATGCCGACAGTTTCAAGCAATCTGCCAAGATAGGTACCGAAGGTGCGCAGGCACTTGTTGACGAAGGCGTTGCCATAGGCAATGAACTTGCAATAGAGACACAGCAGAATGGCGGTAATGCCGGAATGGTACGCCGTGCCGAAATTCTGCAGGAAAATAAGCGTATACGTGCAGAAATGTACCAGGCAGGGCAGAAAGGGCAGAACGAGGTTAAGACTACCACTGCGCAGTATCTGCAACGTATGGGCGAAAACGGAGACGTTGAGGCACTTTCGACAGCGGTAAGCAACATTGTAACGGGACAGGGAACTCAGGCGGATATAAGCCTTGTTACACAGAATAAGAATGCACAGACGGCTGTTGAACTTCTCACGGACAGCAACCTTGAAGCAGAGGAAGGCGGTATCGAGGCTAATCTTGCAAAGGTGTCAGCGGATAGAGCGGTTACTGATGAAATAAAGAAGGTAACAAACGGAAACAACATACAGGTAAAAAGAGTCAATGCCGAGGCAGGTCTTGTCCGTGATGAGTATACTCAGACACTTGATGCTGAGGAAATGGACAAGCTCGACGCCGTTGCAAAGGCGTTCGGCGTAAAGGTCGTTTTTAAAGATAAAGTAAATATGGGTAAAGACGATGCGGCAATACAGGGTTCGGTTGTTGAAATCGAAAAAGGAACGGACAGAGCACTTGAATACCTTATAGGTCACGAGATAATGCACCGTATCAGAGAACTTTCTCCCCAAAGCTTCCAAAGCTTCGCCAATGCGGTAAAGGTGAGCAGATACAGTGAGTATGCTGCAGAACTCGAAACAACGGGGCGTGTGTACGAAGAGGGCGAGGACTATGACGAAGAAGCAATCTGCAATATGGCAGGTAGAATTGCCCTTGATGAAAAACTGCTTGAAAAGTTTATTGAGCAGAACAAGCACGACAAGGGTATCCTTCAGGCACTCTTAGACGTTTTTAAAAAGATATGGAACACAGTTACCAAAGCAGAACAAAGGAAGATAAACGATGCAGTATATCAGCTGGAGAAAGCCCTTAATGAAGGAAGCAAGGTGGCAGAGAGGCTTGCTAAAGAGGGTAAAACCGAAACGAGAGACAGCATAGACTATGAGGCGCAAAAAAATAACACCGATGACGGTGTTAAGAGTCTTATAAAGAATGCAAAAAATGAACTCGACGATTATTCGGCATTTAGACGGCAACTGATTGAGAGTAAGGATAGTAATGTTATTGTTGAAAGTGAAGAACAACTAAGGGCACTTGTTAAAGAGGCGTTTTTAGATAAGTCATCAAAGAGATGTCTGCATTTAGGTGCAATACCACAACAAACTATTGAAAAAATAAATGTTTCTATTGAAGGCCTGCCGCATGATTTAAAAGGCAATTTATTTAAAGAGGATAGAGAACAATCTCTTACGATAGGACAAGATGATATTAGGCACATGGTTGCTGAAAAGAAAAGTATGACGGAAGAAGATGTGTATGAGTATATAAATAATTTGCCTATATTAGTAAATAGTTTTGATAAGGTTAAGTTTTCTTATAATATTCGAGGCAACAACAAATTGAGGTCAATACGTTTTGAAAAAACATTGCCTAATGGAAAATTTTATGCATTGGATGTTGTTTCGAGAAAAAAAAGCCAGTTAGAAACGATTACTATTTTTATGGATAAAGAAGATTATAAGAAAAAGAAGTATGCAGATTCCATGCCTATGCAAAATGCCCAGGCTTCTACGTCCGAGACGCTGGAGAGTCATACTTCTTCTAATCCAACAGTATCAAAAAATAAACCTGTTGTCAATAGTAATTCTATGCAGAATGATCAGAATAATTCTTCACCAGCTATAAAAAGTTCTCGTAAGGGTGCAGATAATTTTGCTACCGAAAGAAAGCAGTCGAAGGACAGACAGGTTGTATTCAATGAACTTGCGCAGGAGCAGGCTAAGGAACTTGAGGCGAAGCTTAAAGAGGCTCTCGGTGAAAATGTAGATTTAAGAAAACAACTTAAAGAGGCAAACAGAAGGGCAGAGCATTTTAAATCACAGCTTCACCGTACACCTGAACTTGCACCGGATATGAAAGCACTTAAGGCACGTGCAAAAGAATACCTTGCGGATTATAAGGGCAGTGAGCTTGACATCAATGTTCTTGCGAGCAGAATGGCAGACTGGCGCCTTGAAATGTATGATATCGTACTTAACAGTGAATCAGAACAGGAACGTGAAAACCGTTGGGAAGCACTCAGAGAAAAAATAGGTGTTACCTGCGGTGAGATTCTTTCAAACTCTTATTACAGAAATGAAGAAGCGGACACCGATTACAAGATAATTGCTGACTATGTCGGCAAAAAAAGCGGAGTGACGCTACATATTACCGAGGAACTTAAAGCAGAAATTGAATACAGTTTCGGCAGTTATCTGGATTTCAGAAAAAGGTTTTCAAAACACGTAAATTTCAAGCTGAACAGCGGTACCGACGTTTCATCGGTGTATGCCGAACTTGCACAGAATATCCCCGAATACTTCAACGAAAGCACGACAACGGCACCTGCAGACCAACTTATTCAGATATGTGAAGTGCTTGAATCTCTGCACAATGTATATTATTCTGCAGTACCAAACAATAGCACTCTCGAAGTTGCAATAGATGCGCAGGCGGATATGATAATAGGTGCTCTCCTTGATGCACCAAATGCCAAACCGACTTTTGCGGACAAACAGAATGCAAGACTGCAGACAATGCATGCCGAAGCAGTGAAAGCAAAAAACGATGCACTTAAAGCAGAACGTGCTGAGAAGCAAAGAACTGTTGAGGAGATAAAAGAATATTACCGACAGAGAGACAATGCATTAAGAAACTCAAAGAATGAAAGAGAAGCAAAACAGGCTCTCCTTAACAATGCGAGGATACTTGACAGAATGTTTAACCGTTCCACACGTGCAAGACGTGCGGAAATTGAGGCTATTATAGGTAATCTTGATTTAGCTTCACTTTCTATATCTAAGAAAAAAATAAAAGAGTTTGACACGGTTGCCGACCTTGCCAGAGAGTTGAACGTTCCTATCGGGCAGTTTGACGAAAGTATTCAGGATACAATGACCCGCTTAAAATTAAAGCAAATCGGGGATATGAATATCGTGGAAGTCCAGCAACTTAACAATGCAGTGCTTGCACTTATCCATGCCATAAGAACAGAAAATGAACTTATAGATTCTGCAGACAGAAGAGACAGACGTATTCAGGGTATGGAAACTCTTAATAATATTCGTGCAGTCCAAAAGGAAACAGAGAATAAGTACGAAGCGGAAGAAAAAACGTTGCTGGAAAAAGCAGGTGAACTGACAGGAAGGGTTATTGATTATCATTTAGACCCGATAAGGTGGGTACGCAAGTTAACGGGATATGTTGACAGCGATCCTTTGTACAGGGCATTTCTGACACTTAATGACGGACAAAGAAAAATGCTTTTATATCAGCAACAGGCTGAGGAAATGTTCAGAAACTTTATGTCTGATAAGAAGTTTATGAAACATCTGGAAAGCACGGTTGAGATTAAGGGATTTGACGTAAATACGGGAGAGGTCACTACAGTTAAAATCACGCCGGCAATGAGAATTTCCCTATATATGCATAGCAGAAACAAACAGAATATGCGGCATATTGAGGGTGGAGGCGTATTTATTGCAAAAGCAAAATTGGTAAAAAAATACGGGTATAAAGAGAAATCTTTTGCCGAAAACGGTATTCGTCTGACGGAAGACAGCATTCGAGAGATATGCTTTGATATGACAGATAAGGAAAGAGCGTTTGCCGCTGCATTACAGAGATACTTTGACGGTTTTGCCAAAGATGAAATAAATAACGTATCTGAAAAACTTGTGGGTTATCCGAAGGCGTTGGTGAAGAATTATTTTCCGATAAATCCTCATCCCGATTTCGTAACGAAAGATAAGTCGGGTCTGATACAAGACAAAACCCTGGAAGGTATGGGAAGTCTGAAAGAACGTGAAAATTCTGAAAACCCCATATACTTGTTTGATGCGGTAACAGTGTTGCACCGTCACATTAATGAGGGAAGCAGATATGTCGGTATGGCGGTACCTATAAGTAATATCAATAAGCTTCTTTCCGTTAAAAATGGCGGATATGATGAAAACGGTGTTTATAAAAAAGACTCGGACGGCGTATGGCATGCTATGAGTAGCGAACAAAAGAAGTATGTTAAAAACTTGCTCAGAGATCTGCAAAATCCTGAAAATAATGATAAATGGATAACGAACTTGCTTAGCAAGTCCGCATCTGCGACGCTTGTACTTAATGCCGGGGTAGCGGTAAAACAGGCAGCTTCTTTCCCGACGGCCGCCGCAGAGATAGGCTGGAAACCGTTGGTAAAGACAATGGTATCTGCACCTATTATGAGAGATATACTCAGACTGAAAAATGTTCCGGACAATTCTATACAGGTAATGAATGAAAACACACCTTTATTCTGGTACAGAGCGAAAGGCTTTAACGGAATTGATAATGCTTCAATAACAATAAATCCCGCGCAGATGCCGACGGCACTTAACTGGATACAGGGAATGGATCTTCTTACAACAAAGGCCTTGTATAAGTCGTGCCAGTATTACGTTAAGGATACGATGCATCTGGAACCCGGAACTAAGGAATATAATGATGCTGTTGCAGAAAAGTATGCAAATGTTATAGAACGTACTCAGCCTAATTACACTATAATGCAACGTAACGGAATGCTGAGAGGGAATATTTTCGTAAGAACGGTGTTCAGATATATGACCCAACCATATCAGAACTTTGGTATTCTTGCCGACTGCGTTGGTAATATGAACGCCAAATATAAGCAGATGAAAGTAAATCCAACGGCAGAAACTAAAGAGGCATATGCTGAGGCGAAAAGAGCTTTTGCAAGGGGAACAAGCTCTCTGGTGGTAGCACAGGTAGTGTATACGGCAATGCAGACGGCGTGGAATTTGCTTCGTGGCAAGAAGGATCGATATAAAGACGATGAAGAAGAAATTACATTTCTCTCCTTTATGAAAGGCTTCGGTATAGATTTCGGCTCAGCAATGGCAAATATTATTCCTTTTGGTTCAACGGTATATGAAACAGTCCTTGCTCTTCTTGACGACGGACAGTTTTACGGCTTATCATCGGCGCCGGTTGAAATAATCAATGATATAATAAATTCTGGAATACGTCTTTTTAAAGCAGGTGAAGAAGAAAAAGCGTATAAAGTCAGGGAAGTGATAGATAAACTGGCAGTATTAAAAGGAATACCAACCAAAAACATAAGAAATCTTTTTGCTACAATTGGATATAATTCGATACGTATATTCAAAAATGAAATGATAGCAGATTACTATCTTAGAATTTGGGATTCGGTAGTTTACTACAAAGACAAGGACGGTTCTTATAAAGCTACGTCAGATGCATATGATATGTTATTCAAAGCTTATGTGGACGACAGCAAGAATGGTAAAGAGGCTTACAATGCTATTCGAAATCATATGATAAAGAACGGAGTGTCAGAGGATAAGATTGATAAGGCAATAAAGGAAAGAGTTACCAAATATCCTGCTGGAATTAAAACCATAACAAGCAACGTGGACAAGGCAATAGATGCTGTTGAAGATATGCCGTATTATAAGAATATGACTGATAAGCAAAAAGAAAGCTATGAGGATAGAGCAACAACATATTATAAAGAGTTGCTTAAAAAAGAATATGGTGTAGATAGTAACATTGATGAGGAAAAACCGCTTAGAATTGCAAATGGTCTTGCGGAAAAGGGGCATAATCCATACAAGTATTGGCTCTATATGGCGACTCGTGATTTGAATGGAAATGGTAGCGTAGACAGTGACGAAAAGGAAAAAACATTTAAAGCATTAGGAATTACCGGAGCATACAAGAATCTTATACAGGAAATCGAAAACGAAAAAAATAAAAAGAAATGATGAAAAAGCGTTCTGATGTTGTCTTCTTTGTTGTCAAAACAGTTGAAAGAATGAAGAATGACGGAAAAAGAAATGCCTTTTAAGCAGGGTGTCCCGAGTTCGAATCTCGGATGAGTCACCAAACAGAAAACCCTTGTAGATACTGTGTTTATACAGTCTGCAAGGGTTTTCTGTTTTTGTTTTAAGTGGTTTAAGA